TTTGATACTTTTTTCCAATAATCTTCCCTAATGACGACTAGACTAAAATCACCATTATCGTCATAATCCCAGTTAATTACTGATTCAGCTGGAAGAATCACAGTATAAGCATCGCCGCCATTTGAAGGCCACTCAACATAAGCATAGGCCTGATTTTGAAGAGATACTTCACTAACCATTCGAACATATTGCTCGATAAATGCCAAATTTTCAGTAAAGTTAAAATATTTCGCCATAATTTCATTCGGCGCCGACACTTTTGGTCGTTTTAGCGAAGCCATTCCAACGATGGCTTGAAGGCTCTTAGCGCCAATCGAGAAGAATAATGCTCGATTTAGATATGTTGCATAGGCTGCGTTATCTTGACCAGATAGTTTAGGTAAGTATTTTACGGTTTTAGATTTAATAATATCTTGACCAGAAACGACATCACGACATTTCTCGCGCATCTCTGCAAGTTTTACGTATGTCGGATGCAGAGTTCCGATATTATCGTCGTATAAGTTTAACGACTTAATATTTGTTTGTCCTGCTCCAGGTGGAGATACATACGGCATTTGCTATACTCCAGAATACGGCATAGTTGAAATTTCGGACGCAACGTTGAGTAACTTGTATCGAATAACATCCCAGATATGATCTTCACCTTTTGTGTCGATATCCTCTAGATTATTTTTATCGTTCTCAAGATTTGGCAGCGTTCTGATGGTATTATAACATGTCCTAAATACATAGATATGCGGTTTTTCTAAAGATCCTTGCGCAGCGGATTCTAGTCGCGTTCTCATTAAGCCAGCACCGTTTACACGTGAGCCAGGAGACTTGTCAGATCTGACGAATGTAATACCTTCATCAACCATATCGTCAGCGATACTAGGTCTTCCAGGCTCTTTGTTAAAGATCGCATTATCCGCAGGACCAGGTCGAGTTCTTCCGCCCCAAACCTCTTCGTCTTCTACCGCTTTAATCTTCTTGGCTTGAGCTGCCGCAGTAAGGCGTAAACCTTCATTTTGACTGTTGGCGATGTAACACTCTGCGATAATAAATATTGAGCCTTTTGGTACAGATCGAACTGTTCCTGAAGCGTCAACGAAATCTTCTCCGTTGGACGTTGCAAACCAAAGCGCTGCTGCAGGCGCTGAAGAACCATAGTCGTATCCTCTATCAATTTTCCAAGTTTGCGGTATATTAAATGGCTCTAACACATGCTTATTTTTATGCCATAAATCTGAGAATCCGCCACTTGATAAAATGTCCCAGTCGCCTTGAATCAACGCTTCAGCCATTCGTGGATCGCCCAAGCCACGTACACGGTCCGCATAGTCCGGATCCGTTTCCATTAAAACCTTGTTGTCAGTAAGTTTTGCAGGAATATATGTGCGAGTCATACCACCATCGTCGACTGGCGCTTTTATGACTCGATGCTCACATACATCTACGAAGTTTTGCTTAAAGTAGTGATGCCCAATGCCGCCTGGGTTTGTACAATATAAAATGCGTGGAAAATGCTTCTTCCATTTTGGTGGAACTTGCAACGAACCTAGACGAACACGTGTGCGCAAGAATCGAATCATTTTTGCTGAAAAGTGAGTGGATTCATCAATGATTAAGAACCCAATCTGAGCGCCTTGATAGTTATACACATCATCTTCATATTGACAATGAGCTAACTGAATCCGTGACCCATTAAAAAACGAAAATGAGTTATCCGTTTTAGAGTAAACGACATCGCCTGACTTAATAAATTCGTCAAGCATCTCCAAATAGCCACCAGGTGTATGGATATGGTTGGCTAATACTTCCTTAAATGTACGACGGAATAGGTATGTAATTAAACCTGGAACTTCCAGGCTATACATAATAGATGCGATACGGATTAAATACGATTTACCGCCACCAACAGCTCCGCCATATAATATCTCATGAGCTTCTGACATGAGAGCTTCGCGCTGCGGTGGGTATAGCTTAAAATCTGCCATTATCTCACCGTCACAAGAGGTCGATCATGGCCGACAATGTCAATAATCTCTTCTTCCAGATTCGATTCACCGAACATAGTGATCGTAATACCAGGGCGCTTATTTCCGTCAATTGTTTGTACGCTTTTTAATTCCGGCTCGACGTATTTTGCGATCGCTTTATGGCACTGGAAACGAAGGTCCCAGTCAATTTCTGGGGCTGGATTGTGCGCAATGTCTGCAATAGACATCAGAGGGTGATAGCCTGGATATTTAGACTGGATTAAATCCAATACTGCATTATTTGTCTTCTTAGCCATTCTTATTCACCCTTGATGCTAGTGATCTTAAAAGACTTCCAACATTGTGACTAACTTTCTCTCTATCAAATTCCTCAACAACGTAAGGTGATGGAAATTCTTTGTCGTCAAATCTATTGAAACTGGACGTAAATGTTCTGGATAAACTCATGATCATCGTAGCTTCCCAACTGCTTATGTCAATCTCAGTTAAGTTACTCCAACTCTCTATCTCTGACCATGTTAAAGGCGTAACTCCGAAGCCAGATGCCATCGATGTGCCGATCTCAATCAAACAGTCTATTAGATATGAGCAGCCACTCAACGGTGGCATCTGTAAAAGAGTCGAGTCCGGATTATTTTCCTTTAAATTCGATAATCTGGACTCTTTCTGTTTCGGTGCTTTACTATGCAACCAAGCATAGTGTGTAACCCAAAGATCTAAATCCTCAGTTACGCCTTGTAAAAATTTGCGCGGTCAGCAATAAACTCGTCAATCTGCTCACGCAACCAGCTATAACGAGTTAGTACATCGATCGCTGTCGCTTGGTCCGTAAGATCAAGGTCTTGACCGTTCTCTGTCAAACCTTGTGAAGCTGTAATCAGTTTCGCCTGCAATGAAATCGTGAATTCACGAGCTTCATCAAGATCAACTTTCTGGTTACGTTTATTCAATTGCTTTTGTGCACGTGCTTTTATAATACGTTTCGCAATCGAACTTTCCATCCCAAGAAGTGTGACTGTCACATGTGTGCCATCTTCTTGAAACATCTCTTCACCTGTAATTGGGTGAATGACGTTCATAATAGCCGTGATTTCAGGGTTTTTACCAAAATCTAAACTTGCTAAATCCATTAGAGCTCTCCAAAACGGAATAAATTAAATAGGAGAGCCTCTTTCGAGGCTCTTTTACATTAAGGTGGAAGAATTTCGATAATATCGTTGTCAATTTCCAGTTTAAATGTGCTTGATGTGATTTGATCGACGTTACCTACGTTCACAGTGCTTGAAGATACTTGCGCTGTGAAATAGAATATTGTACCGTCTTGCAAAACGATTTTCACAGAGTGAGAAGCGTCGCTGTTCACAGCCGATTTTAGCAAGATTTGACCTGCGTCTGTCGCCGCTTTAGCAAGCTGGACTTGTACTGTGCCGTCGTCGAAAGAGCCTTTACGTTTTACTGTACGGCGATCTTTCAATGGGTTGAATTTGACAATATTATACTCACGTCCGAATTCACCTAGATCAGACACTTCTCCGATCTCTGTGTATGTTAACGCGGCAAATGCTGTTTGATCGTATGTTGCAGGAAGAGCAGCGGAAATGCCGATCGTAGTGCCTGCGGATGTCATAGCTTTAGAAGCCATTACTTTCTCCAAAAATTGACGTCAATCAATAGTATAATATAAGGTTTTCAAAGGGTTTTGATAAATTTGTTCAATGGTTTTGGATCATTGGACGGCGTTCAGAGCGTCTTTTGAGCGCTTTTGTGTAACAAGTGGTCTTTCTGTCGCTTCTCGGCACTTTGTGCCACGTACTTAGCGCTCTGATTTTTATATAAAATTTTTACGTTGGTAGTTATAAGTAAAGTAATGAAATCAGAGCGGTACTTTTTACGATAAAATGTGTACTTTTTACCAGAAAACACGTATTAAACACCAGACCCCAGATCCCAGGCTCTAAACCCCAAGCGCCAGGCACTTTGAATACGCGTGACTAAGTCCCACTGTTCTGAAAATTTCCCCGAAACTGGCCTCGTGCTATGTGCCAGGTTACGGGCCCCTTACTAATATTATAATGGGTTTATTATAAAAAGTAAAATAACTATTTCGAATAATAAAACGATTTATTATTAATAAAACGAATAATGAAATATATGATAATGATTATTATTATCGTTTGTGTTATATTCAATTTTCGTATAAAGAATGCGATTATTAGCATTTTTTATTATTTCACTTAATTGATAAATGTGATATTATATACTCATCAACACAAACAAAGGAAATTTTAAATGTTAGACTTTAAACAATTCGCCCAATTATTTATCGAAAATCATAATTGGGATGGATTTACGCTAGATTGGGAAGATTTAGAAAAGGTTTTTGTGGCAATTGAAGCATTTGAGTTTTATAAGCTTTATGACAAAAGTGATTTTGACTTTGATCAATTTTGCAATGATTATTGGAATGATTTGGAGGAATATTAAAAGCTTTATGTCAAAATATTATATTAAAAGCTTTTTAATAAAGCTTTTAATATAAGCAAAATGTGTACAACGCGTATAGTACGTAGTACTATACTCTTATGAACTCAAGATATAGTTCATAAGATTATATCACTACAACCTAAAAAGGGAAATTCACTATGGCTACATTAACACTAAAAGATCTTCAAGCTCAAATCGATGATCTTAAAGCAACTATCATCGCACAAGGCCAAATGATCGAAGATCTTAAGTCCCAAGGTCAAGGTTCAAGAGATCGAGGTCCTAAGTCTGAAGGCGAAATGACTGAAGAGCATGCGGTCAGAGTTATGCTAGGCGATCTTCGTGAAAAATCTCACAAAGATGCGGCGCTAGAATTAAAGCTCTCCTATGGTCAAATTTACTCAGCACGAAAGGGTTACACGTTCAAGAAAATTTACCAAAGAATGATTAAAGGTGAAATGATCGATATTCCATTAGTTGAAAGTGACATTGAAGTTAGTGAGAGTGAGGCGTAAGTCTCACTTCCATAAGGAGAATTAAAATGAGAATGATTACCAATTACAAAGGCTTTAAAATTATCCGCCAATCTGGGACTCCAGGTTACATAGTCCGAAGTGCTCAGCATGTTGCAAAAGGCTTCAAGTCACTTGAAGATGTAGTCCGATACATAGATAGTCTCTAAGTCCAAAGTCCCAAGCCCTCAATTCGAGGGCTTTTTTTACGGCCTCGAATTGAGAATGATTATCATTTACCAATCTCGATCTCGAAACATCTCGTAACATCGACCAAGTGATAGTGATTATCATTTCCCAATCTCGAAACATCTCGTAACATCGACCAAGTGATAGTGATTATCATTTCCCAATCTCGAAACATCTCGTAACATCGACTAGCTCAAGGCCCAATGCGCTCCAATCGTCGTATATCAGCTCTTCCATTTTCCAATATAGTTGCCAATCTCGAGTCAACTTCGTCACCAGCGCTATCGAGTGCGCTCCAATTAAATCGTCTGATTGCGCTCTATTCAGTTATTTTATCTTCCAATAGCTAACTATATAATTAATATAAAAATTAAAACTGAGCGCTATCAGACGCTCTCATTATGTACACAATTAATTAACTTTATATTATATTTTAAAATGCTAAAGGCGTTGATCAATATGCGATATTCATATTTACAAATAGTCAATCTCAAGTTATAATGTCACTTGTGACATTATAACTTATTACAAATTCAAGGATCCAAAATCCCAAGCCCGATGCCACTCGGGGCTTTTTTTATGCGCGCCATTTGCGCGGTATTTGCGCGCCATTTGCGCGGTATTTGCGCGGTATTTGCGCGGTATTTGCGCGGTATTTGCGCGGTATTTGCGCGGTATTTGCGCGGGATCGGTTTTGAAAGAAAAATCAAAAATTTTCATGTACGGGATCGGTTTTGAAAGAAAAATCAAAAATTTTCATGTACGGGATCGGTTTTGAAAGAAAAATCAAAAATTTTCATGTACGGGATCGGTTTTGCAAGGCATTCGACCAGGAAAATTTATACGGGGCAGGTTTTGAGACCAAATTTTTATACGGGATCGGTTTTGTGACCAGATTTTTATACGGGATCGGTTTTGTGACCAGATTTTTATACGGGATCCAAAGTTCCCAAAGTTCCCAAAGTTCCCAAAGTTCCCAAAGTTCCCAAAGTTCCCAAAGTTCCCAAAGTTCCCAAAGTTCCTAAGTTCCACGCATAAAAAGACCCTTAAGACATCTCCAGAAGCCTTAAGGGTAAAATCAAAGACACTTTACAGCTTGAGTGCTCTTTGAGTATGGATCTAGGATAGCGATCCATACTGAAAGAGCCTCTTTACGAGGCTCTAAGTACCTGGTTAGATGTCACCTAAAAGATCATCTTCCGTTGGATCAGCTTCGGCTTCCGCTACTTCTTCAGCTTCGGCTTCCGCTACTTCTTCAGCTTCGGCTTCAGGTTCTGCTTTTTTCTTGCCAGATTTTTGGCGATTGCCACCACCTGACTGAATCACGTTGCCATCAGCATCAGTGCGAGGTTGACCACCGGCTTTGCGCTTAACACCTGCGAATGCTTCAGCTTCTTCAGCCGTTGCGATAGGCAATTCGTTCAACATATCGGTTACAACCACAGCGTGATCAGAGTCTTCATGAGCAGAGATATAGTTCACAGCTTCTTTGACTTGATCTTCAGTGAATTTCACATCTTCAGTTACATACGCGAAGTTGCGATTTTTACGAATGTCATCGATTTTACCAACTGTGGTTCCATATTTTTCTGCTAGCGCTTTGGTACCAGCTTCAGCGGGCTCAACAAAACGGATTAAGAAAACGATTGCCAGAGCGATACGGCCACGAATAATTGATGGCGCTTTTTTAACTACTTCAGTCATGGGATAAATTCCTATAATTAATTGACTAGTTGTTTGTTTACAAGCTTTATATTAATATGCTATAAAAAGAATGTAAACGCTTAATTTCAATGACCGTGCCCAACGAATATTATGAACAAAGCCAAACCTAAAAAGATCCAAATTATGTTCAAGGTGCATAGTCCGTACATAAATAATCCTAATCCGACCCATACCATTACTTGAACTCCCAGATTACTTTGAGCAAGTGTTTTACAACTATAATAGCCATGATCCACAATACAGCAAATATCCCAACTACGATTTTAACGCCTTTCTCAAAGTATTTCAGACCCTGTGCTAAGAGCTTGGCCTTTTGCACCTTGGTCAATGGTTCACGTTTTGGAAGCAATGCAACCAGGCGCTTGACCCATTCAATTAAAACCGCTATTATGAACATTCATGTTACTCAATTTGTTCGACTTGACTATAATAATATAATTAAATCGCCTTGTAAATTACTTTTGTTTGCGCTCTGGTTTAATTTTAAAGTTAACATATATGTTATTATAACTTTAAGTTTAAAATAGCTCAGAGATGAACACTAGCGCTCTGAATGTAGTCAAATAATATAACTTTTAATTAAATTTTAAAATATAAAAATTCAACGATGTTCATGAGTTAGCTTTGTGCGAAGTGCCAAGCGCCACGTACGTAGCTAACATAAAAATTAATCTTTGTAAACCATGGATTATTCGTAGGGCTCACTGTGCTTTGAAACGTCGTGTAAAGTCAGTGAAGCGCTCTGAAAAGTTTTATATGGAGGTGTCCCTAAATCGAGCGAGGGGGCATAAGTATGAAGTTTTTGCTATACTTTTCAACAACATGTGATGCACCAGGTACTTCGTGCTTTGTTATTTTTTTTATTTTTTTTAAAAATTCAAACTAATATATATAAAAGTAGCTACTAGACAGTGGTACTACTCCCTCCCTTTATACCATGCTATAACTACCTACTTTACTATACTAATTCTTTAATAATGTTAAAATAATAATAATAATATAATAGGAATAATCTCTAAGTTGTTGAAAAAGAAAGTAAAAACTACTGTATTACGGCCTTAGCACTGATAAATAAGTGCCTCCAT